GCAACAACAATGTTATCACCGGTAGTAATGCTACCAGTAATACTGCTACAACGGCAGCAATTGCTGCACCAACGACTCCAAAAGCTACTGCCGTAGCCAACAAAGCTGCTTTAATTGCTTCTTGAGCTTCTTTGTTGTTATTAATAATTCTGATGAGTTCAGCAAGTTTTTCGGTAATGAAGATAACTGCTGGAGCTAGAGCAACAAACAATTGTTGTTTGGCACCTTCCCAAGCAAGATTTAGCTTGGCTTGTTCTGTACCAAGTTCATTTGACAAGTCAATGAACTCCTGAAGAGCAGGTTGAGCACGACGTGTTTGCTCGATATATTGTTCAAGGCTAATTTCCTGGTCTCTTAGAAGAGGAACGAGCTGTCTTCCGCTTTCACCCATTAATTGATTTGCAATTCGGACTGCCTGATTCTCATCTTCCATTGCACGGAGGCTTGCAGCAACATCTAAGAAGATATCACCAGAACGTCTAACGTTTCCGTTAGCATCTCGAATATCTACATTCAATCTTCTGAAGGTCCTTGCCATTTCAGAAGTTCTGTTCTGCGCTGCATCTCCAGACTTTTCTGCCAAGTCGGTAAGAGCCTGGTCCATGACGTTAGCCTCTAGAGAGGCTTCTCTAGCTGCTTGTCTGAATGATTCAAGCTCAAGTGCGCTTAGATTTAGCCGTTGTGCCACAGATGAAAGCTGTCCACCCATGGAAGCCATCTGTGTTGTGAAGTCAACTACCCAACTTACAGCAGTTCTCAGGGTGTCAATATAAGTTTTGACTGCGGCAACAACTGCAAGAATGGCAACAAGCGCCCCTGCTGCTACAGCAGTTACTGCTGTAAATGCTGAAGACAAACCAGCCATTGCGCCAGCTCCAGATGCCGCTGCACCTGAAGTAGATTTCATGGAGGAGCCGAGCACGCCAATATTGTTTGCAGCAACTCCAGCATTAACAGCAGTTGTTCCAAACGCATTACCAACCTGAGTAACTTGACCAGAAGTGCGAGTTGATTGCCGTCCGGTTCGGTTAGCAGCCGCACCAAGTCCCTGAAGGTTGCCCTTCAATTGCTCTGTTTCTTTGTTGGCTTCTTCAAAACCTTCAAAGTCAAACTCGGCAAAAAATTCTACAAATAGTTCTCTTAGAGCTGCCATGTACTTCCTTGTCGATACCCATAAATATGGACTGAACAATGTCCAAACAAATTGATTGGTCAGACTAAGCTTGACAAGAAATTATACTACTTCTTTTTGAACTTAGGAGGAGGAGGCATCCAGTAATATTCGGCGTCCTCTATACAGTCCAGGAAAAGATGAAACCTCTCTACTTCTTCAAGACAATAAATTTCTTTTAAGTCGTAGAGACTTTCTTTTAACCTATCAGAAGTGGCAAGTCGATAAAAGTACCAATGGTGATCATAAAGATGTTCATCGGCTGACTTGTCATAAAGACTTATTCTGCTGCCTTCTGGGGGGCTGCGTTTGGCACGTTGGCGTTTGCTACGTTTTTCAGAGATTCTAAAAAATCCTTGAAATTAAGCTCCAAGTTCCAGAACAGCCATTGGTAAGCAACATCAAACATTCCAAGGAATACTTCGTCGAAAGAATTCTGACCATTGGTACCTGGTTTACCAAGAATTTTCCAGTTGTCGCCATCAAAAGAATACTGAGTTCTATCGCAGAACTTAGCAATCAAGTCCATGATTTCATTTTCGTATGTATCGATATCTTGAAGAGTGCGAATTAATGAAAACATAACTCGTTCATCTTTAAGAAGTTCGGCAATGTTGGTGTAACCACCTGCCAATGCCAATACTGCTGGACCAAGAATTTTCTGAAGTTTGAATTGTACTCTGATTGCTTGAGAAGCGGGAAGTGGTGCAGATGCCAACTCAATCGTCGAACCATTTTGTGAAGTAAACGTTTTTCTTGCTTCAAGCCGTCTTTTTTCTACGTACGCCATTTATCTCCTAAAATATTGCTGTATGACTACTTGTCAGTCACTATTAAATATTACAGACTGTAATTTCTGTTTGCTTCAAGCGCTTGTTTAACTTTAGCTTAAAAGAAAACCCGACTCCCCGGAGTATACCAAGCAAACTTGAGATAATGCGCACGGTAAGGAGTCGGGTTTAACCTCAGAGTGACGAGGGTGATAATGAATAAGGTAATGACTAAGGTGTCACTCTGAGGTGTCAGTGTTTTTGATTAAACTTCTGGGAGTCCTGCAATGGTTATTTCTGGTCGCTCAAGATAGAGACTCCAGGTTCTTTCACCTACTTCGGCACCAACTGCAACATCTGGTGCGTTAGTAATCCAAGCTTTGTTGGCTGTTACTTCAGTATTTCCAACGGTATCTGTCAATGAAAAAGTACCAATGCCACCACCATTGGCACCAGTTCTACCATCGTTGTAGATGTCAGATAAGTCTTGGTTTAATGGTGAAGATTGCTGAAGAACCAACTCGCAAGTCCAGTTAAGGTTGTTGTTACGACTTCTTGTGGTGTCACCATCAATTCCAACTTGCTGAGAGTAAAGCTCAACTTCTGGAGATAGAGTAATAGAAACAATGCCCCTATCAATCAAGACGCCAGCAAAGTAAATCGTGTAATCATTTGGGTTGTACGAACGTGCCATTTATTATATCCTGTTTCCGTTAAGTATACTTGGTATGAGTCTCGGCTATTAAACCGTAACGGTACCAACCACAAATACCTTATGGACTGCTCCAGCGAGTCGTGCGGTAAACTCTAGAGAACGCACGATGCGGTTTGCTCTGTCAGACGACGACTGTTGGTCAACTGGAAGGATGGTTACTTCCCAACCTGAGTCAATGACTTCTCTACGCTCTGCTTCTGCAAGTTGAGCTTTGACTTCTGCGGTAATCATTGCAAAGCCCTTGTTGGTGTAAGGAACTTTTCTAGAGTTGGCAAAGAGTCCGAAAATTCTTTCCTCCATGCGAGCCTGAAGCCACTGACGTGTACGAACAACATCAATGAACTCACCAGAGGCAGACTTGCCTGGGAAGGTGATATTCAAGCCACTTTCGGTTGTGTAGTGATTACCACCCAGTTCTGGATTTGCGTCATCGTGGTCATTAATGGTTGACTTTTCGGTTTCTGTCCAAGAATCTGCACCAACTGAATTTAGTTGCTTGAAAGCCCAAGTTGCCGTACCTGGGTCTTCTGGAAGCATTCTACCAAGCCAGCCAGCTTCTTTTGCATTTGTACGAGCATCTTTGGTAAACAAAAGAACTGCGTTGTCGTTTGCAAGAAGTGCAGTTCTATCGGCACCGGCTGTAAACAATGAATCGCCCCAGTCTGCTGGACGGGTGAACTGTGGTGCGAACACAGCAAGTTTGTTATTTGAAGCTGCCCAACGTGCTACCTTGTCAATATTTTTAGCTGAGTTGTTGTCTACGACGACAGCATAGAATGCTGGGTCCCTGGCAAGCACCTCGTCGAGGTGGTCATCATATCCAAAGTCCGGGCTTGAATCATAGATGGAAATTCCATTCAAATCAGCTGTGAAATGCCACATCTCACCCTCGGTACCGGCGGTAGCAGTAACAGTATTACCGGTTGCTGAAGCAGAAATACCATTAATGGCACCAATGGCATTGGCTAAATTAAGAGCCGTGTCAGAGGTTACTGCTCCTGGGTTTGCTAAGATAACAGAAACTGAACCTGCTGGCGATACGAGCGAACCGGTGATTGCAGATCCAGAAGCTATGTTATCCAGTCCAACGAAAAAAGTCTGAGCATTGCTCGGAGTTGGCAAAAGCGCAACCTTCATTTGCTCAGGACGTGGGCTCTGACTAAACAGAGCTTGTGCAGCTTGATATGGAAAATCATTTGAATCGAAATCCGAAGCTACTTGATTGAACGTTCGATAAGTTCTCACTTCAGAAGTAGTCCAGCCCGAACCTGCTGAACCCGTACCGTTGGAAAGAACCAAAGGCACACCAAAGCCCTGAGCCGTTGGTGCTGCGGTTCCTACCGTAATGTTAATGCTGACGAAATCACTTAATGCCATTTGTTCTTCCTATGATATTCTGGCTCTTTGCCGATTTTGCTTTAAATAGGTTAACTAGCTCTGCTTTTCTTTTAGCTTACCAACCTCTTCCGTTTCCGTTTCTAAGGTTGTTCAAGAGTTTGTTACGTTCTCTGGTAATTGCCGAGATACGAGCGCCGCCGGCTCTCATGGTGAGCCATCGCTTGTATTCCATGTAATAAAACGTGGTAGGACTATCCTTGCTTTTTTTCAAACGCATGTCTTCGCCCCTGGGAGCAAGAGCGCAGTAATGTGCTGTCAAAAAGCCTAAGCCAATATCTCTTTCATCGCCCCAAACACCTTCGTTTAATTCTGCATTAGCCCATTCTAACCTTGAAGACACCAGGGCGTCAGGTAAGTTAGTAAACTCTGGAAAACGAGTTCTAAATTCTGCCAATGAAAGTGTAGTTGCCATGTGTTAATCCAATTGTTTGTCACTCATAAATATGGGACAATACCATCAGTCCTCTTCTTCAATTCTGAAAGTGATGGAACGAAACAACAAACCTCTGTCAATGAGTGGAACCGTCTTGTATGCACCTTGTTTTCGCTCGATGGTTGAAGCTGCAAGTCTTGGTGGAATCTTTTTTAGAATTCTAGTTCGAATTCCTTCTACTGACATTTGTCCTAATTGGTCCAATGCAGCAAATGGTGGTTTCCCATTGTAAACGGATTCCATTGCCTTTCTTAAAGAAGCAATAATTTGTCCTTGTTTGGTTATGGTGAAATCTCTTAAAAAAGAACGTCTAGGAATGTTTCTCGTACCAAACTCGTGGTAAGAACCAATTTGTGCCAATTTGGGGTCAAAGATACCAACTTTAATTGTCAATTTTTTGCCATTTAACTTTTCTAGTTCTTTACCCCGACGGGTCTTTCTATCTCTTATGGTGAGTTTTGATCTTTTAACCGCCATTTTTTATAACCTAACTTAGTTAAACTTGCTCTTAATTGTCGGCGACGTCGTACTCTTCGCCGACCCAGATTACTTTTGGAGATTGTGCTTGATTACATTTACTGCAACCCTTCACCAGTAATCTTCCATTGATATAACGCTTTTCACCATTTACTTTGACAGACTTTGGAGTTTGAATTGAGCCGTTCTTGTATGGAAATTGCCATACAAATTGTTTTCTAGAGCCATTGCAAGTTTTACAAGTCATTTATTTTCCTCGATGAGTTATTAATCTACCGACGAGGTTACGGTGAAGCCCCAGGTATGCTTAATATAGCTAGCCCACTTATCTCTAGTGTCCTGATTCGAAAGAGACCCTGTACGAATTGCTACCTCAAGAATTTCGCCGAAAAGCGTATCACCTTCTATCGTGGCATTGGGGATAGCCCACCTGACTTTAGCTGCCAAGCCGTACATTGGGAAATCGTCATTACCTACGGGATCTGTAACCTCTTGTCCATCACGTAAATCATTATTGGTCCAAATATGTGTTTCGCCATTGTTCTCGTCGAGCGATAGCCAAAGAGCAGACTTGTCAAGGTTAATTGTGTTCATGTTTTCAATTGTGTCACCTGCGAAAACATTGAGGGTATTGGGAGAGCTGGTTGCATCATAGCTCATGTAAACAGAGTTAACTGCAGTTTCACCACCAATGATGTAATTTACACCAGAAGTAGTTTGAGGTCTGTAAACAACTAGAACATCATATGGCTGAGTATAAACCACACCAAGGTTAGTCCCAAAGCTGTCTGTGTAAGTCATCAATTCGGCGCCTTCGCCCAATCCAGTGAATTTACCATTTGACTTGGTAACGATAAGCCCATCGCCGACAGTGTCATCCCTCAGCCAAACTGCGTCAGGTTGTGCAACCACATGGTTTGGCATTAAATACCATTGCTGTCCAATGATAGCATTTTCTGTATCTTGTCTAATCGCACCAGTAGAGTCGAGCCACCAGGCATTGAGGAAATTCCAATGTCCAACTAGGTTTGCATCGTCATAGATGGCATATGGTGCCCAATTTAGTTTTGATAGAGCTACCACATTGCCTCTAGAGGATCTAGAGGATACAGCAGTCTCTCTAAGCTGCCAAGACGAAGACAAGTCGGTTGAAGTAAGTTTATAACCTTTAATTGTTGAAAGGGTTGTACCGCTCATTCCTGTTACTGCGCTGCCGTCTCTTAGCAGGGTATACTCGAAAGATTCTGGTAGTCCTGCCCATAGTCCAGCTGTAACTGCGAAAGTACCACCAACAAACCAACCTGATGCCGGAGCAATGGTTGGCGCTTCAATGTTTACCAATTGAGCATTGGCTGTGAAAGTTGAACGTTGTTGTCTTCTATGTCCGAGGGTTCCTCCAAAATTTGAAAATCCAGCAGAACCAGTTGAATAAATGGAGCCAAAAGAATTGGCTACGGAAATGGAAGCATAGTCACCATTGTTCATTGCATTATTGACGTCCACCGCCTTAAATCTAAAAGAATCGGTTCTTGGGTTGTCGTTAGGAGCAACAATGGGATAAATGGATTGAAGCTTTTCGCCGGCGCCCTTAGCATCTAGCAACAAATCATGCATTGCATCGGGTGCAAATGGTTTTGGGTCTGTGTATAAGTTATCATCTTCTGGGAAGATGCTTATTTCAATTTCTCTACCTTCCCAATCCACTGGATTTCCAGAGCCATCTCTGGTGCTTGGGGAAACAAGATAAAGTTCAGAGTTGTTATCTGGTGTTCTGGCACCAGAAAGAAACAAGTCTTGAAATGTTCTTGTTATAGTAAGCAAGTCTTCGATGCGTCCTTGAGAACGCAGAACTTCTACTTTTGTTTTCAGAAGACGACGATAAATGAAATCTGGTCGTCCTACTCTTTCCTCGTCGAGAATAGAACCACAAATATCTAACTGATTCCCCTGTGCAGAGTCCAGATTCAACACTAAGGACTCCACATCAACAATTGCATCATCCAACTTTTGATGAATTGAAAGAGAAGCAGATACAACAGCTTCCATTCTTGGCTTGCCTACATACTGCGAAATAAGCAAAGCAGAACCTGTTACTACTACATCTCTTTTTGATAATACCATTTTTTATAACCTTGGATAATGAGCGAATCCCGTATATTCTCTCTAATGTTCAAACTTTATTTGGAGGACAACAACCTTCAGAACAAAAACAACAACCGCAGCAACAGCAGCAATGTCTTTTAGAAAAAAGATTTGAAAGACGATGAAGGACAAGTTTAATCATGGAGTACCTACAGAAGAATTGATGGTGATATCGGTGCTGGCGGTAATGACAGCAATTTGACGAATGGAGATAGCTCTTCTAGTGGGGGAGCCATCGACTTGTGAGTTTTCTACGGCAAGAATTCCTGGAACATCATCGAATACCCAGTGTGCAATTTGTGAAGGTGAGGCATCGAGTCCTGGGACCCAGGAGGCGGTTGCGTTTGAGATAATGGTTTGTTTGACGAAATCGTCACCAGGATAAACAGAGCCTGGACGATAGATGACATCCATTGAGATGGCTACTGGGATTTCGACTGGTCGAGAAAAAGAAATCGTGTGCAGATTACCTGACGAATCGGCTACATCAAATTGAGTGTTGCCATAAGTTGGAGCACCGGCGGACTTTGAACGGAAAATACTGGTTGCAATGTCCTCGTCGGTTGCTGATGGACCATCTACTACTACTTCAATTGAATAAGCTGGTTGCAAATTTACTGTGCTTGATGAGGTGTTTTCAAAAACAGTAACAGAGCGTACTCCAGAAACCCTTGAAGATATGTCTGCTCTAATGCCATTGACAGAGGTACTACCTGCTTGAAACAACTCTTGCACTCTGCGGAAGCGTAGTTCTGAATCTGATTCGATGTTGGTACCCTGGCTAAGATTGGAGGTACCTTGAATTGAATCCCAACCAGCTACTGGTGATGCTATTTCGGTTAGGGAACCATTGCCAGTAGCACCAAGAATGACATTAATGGGACCAGTATCTAGAGCCCGCATTAAAACATTTGAGGCTGTGAATGGCGTAGTTGTAACGACGATGTTGTCAACATTCTCAAACAGGGAAGATTCGTTACCTACTGGATTGGCAAGAAGAGTTCCTGAGGTATAGGTTCCGGTCTGTGAAAAGAATAAGGAAGCAGACAATGTCGTACGGGTAGCTTCTCTGCGGTAAACTCCGTTGAATGCAGCAATTCTATCGAGCGCATCTCCAGTTGCAGCAGTAGGATCCATTGCATTGTAGACAGCAGCCAAGGCTTCTTCCAATAGGGTTGTGTCTTGAGCGATGATTGCTACAAATTGTCCGAGAGGTGAGGTTGTGCTTAAATCGATGTTCTCGCCTAAGGCAGACTTGAGTGCAGCTTCTAGTTCTGCTTTTGTTGTCATTACGGTTCTTGTAGACAATCCTGTTGATAATAGTTGTGCCATTGATCTGGTTACCTTCTGTTGAACAAGGATAGTTCTTCGTTTGTCATAAATATGGATTCGCTACTTTATGCACTTGTTCTGTTAAACAGTCTGAATTTAAACAAGTTTAAGATGACTTTAAAGAGCCTGAGTTACTCGTCGGAATATCTTTAAAAGATTTATAATAAATCTTCTGGGTATAGTGCAAGCTTGTATTTTTGTTGTAATGGGGAATATGGCTTGCTCCAGGTTTTATTGTTGTTAGTCAGCATTTGATTATATTCGTTTAGATTGACGAGATAAAGAAGATGGTATTCTGGTGGATTGGACCAATCAAGCTTGGTTGAGGGACTTATAACAAAAAGAGAAGCTATATTGATAGCTTCTCCGGGTGAGTCTAAGTTTTGGAAGGTGGCTGGGTCTTTTTTTGAGAAGAGCCAAGAGGGTTTATGATAGTTGGCAGTGGACTTTACATGAACATTGATTTTGTTTTTGATGGATTGAATATCTGGATCATAGGACTTGTTTGAATTGGTGTAGATTTGGAAGTCTGGCTGGGATAGGTGGGTTATGCTTTGTTTTAGGATATGGTAAGCCGCAATTTCTGCTCCTTTGCCATAGGCAATGTCTTCAAGCATTTTTTGTTTTGAGGGTGCTCCCCTTTTTTTATAAAGACTGTAAGAAGATTCGATTTGATTTTTGGCGTAATGTTGGCTTAACCGCCATTCCCATTTAGAGAGCTTGAAATGGATGTTTGTTTGTACGCAAATGGATTTGTTCATGTATTGAATTATATGAACTGTCCCATTTTTAACTCTAAGGCTTTAGCTGTTTTGCTTGGTGTTTGAAGCTAGTTTTGTTTAAAGTAAACCGATTAAGCCTTTTACCAATGCAACAATGATGTTGAAGCCAAAAGTAAGCGTCGCTATGAGTCCACTCCAAATTATCTTTTGTTTGGTGGATAGGGCAACATCTTTTTCTTTTAATTTTGGTATATCAACTTCCATGATTTTGGAAAATCTTGAGTTCAAATTTTCCACACGGGCTTCAAGACGATAAAGAGCTTGCGCATTGCGTTGTCCTTCTGCAATATGTTCAGAATTCTTATCGAACTTTTTATGAAGATCGATTAGGGACTTCTTTATCT